CACATATCAAAGCCGCGACCTGGGCGCGCGTGATGGACGGCGGGAAGGACGGCGGGCCAATGTGGGAATACTTCGTGCGCGTGGCCAATGAGCGCGGCGACGTGGAAACGACGATGCGCGCCGAGGCGACCGCGGCACTCTCGAAGATCATGGCGCCCGTGTTCGCGCTCGGCAAGATGGGCGGCAGCGGGCAGTTCTTTCCGAGCATCCGCCGCAGCCTGAACCGCGAAGCGCGCATTGCGCTGGCGCTCAACGTCGGCAACGAGGGCAACTTGCAACGACTGCTCGGCGGCGAAGGCTGGACGGAAGCGCAGATATTGCCCGTGCTGCAATCGCTGACGCCCGTGGAAAAAGCAGCAGTGCAGGCAGTATGGGATCATTTTGAAACCTACCGGCCAGCGATCGCCGCGAAGCAAAAGCGCATCTACGGTAAGGAGCCGGATTGGGTGACGCCCGGTTCGGCCATCTCGGCGGCGCTCGGCCTACGCGGCGGCTATTACCCGATTAAGTATGACCCGGCGGCGAGCCAGCGCGCCGAGGAACACGCTGATGCGGAAGGCGCGAAGCGGCAGCTGCAAGGCGCATACACTACGGCTACCACGCGGCGCAGCTTCACCAAGTCGCGCGCCGAGGAGGTGCAAGGCCGGCCGCTGCTCTATACGCTGTCGGGACTCTACTCAGGCGTCAATGACGTGATCCACGATCTCGCCTGGCACGAGTGGCTGATCGATACGAATCGCCTGCTGCGCTCGAAGACGATCGACGGCGCGATCCGCAGCATCTATGGCCCCGAAGTGAAGCAGCAATTTAAGACCTGGTCGCAGGACATTGCGGAAGGCGACAAGGGCAGCGATGCCGCAGTCGATCAAGCGCTCTCGCGCTTGCGCCAGGGCGTCAGCATTTCTGGCCTTGGCTTCAACGTAATGAGCGCGGCGATGCAGCCACTCGGCCTCACGCAATCGATCGTACGCGTCGGCCTACCGTGGATCGGGCGCGGCATTGCCAAATACCTCGCACACCCGTTGGAAGCGACGCGCGAAACCAACGACAAATCGAGTTTCATGGAAAACCGCGCGCGCACGCGCTTCCGAGAACTGAACGAGTTGCGCAACAAGGTGCAGGGCGAAACGCCAATCAAGGAAGCGATCGGGCAATACGCCTACGCCTTGATGATGCGCTGCCAGCAGATCGTCGATGTGCCGACCTGGCACGGCGCCTACGAGAAAGCCATCGCCGAAGGAAACGACGAAGAGCGCGCCATCAGCCTCGCCGACCAGGCGGTGATTGACGCGCAAGGCGGCGGCCAGACGAAAGACCTCTCGGCGATGGAGCGCGGCGGGCCGGCGCAAAAGCTCTTTACGGTGTTTTACTCGTTTATGAATACAGCACTAAATCTCGGCGTCGCGCAGACGATGGTGGCCGACACACCGTCCAAGAAGGCCAAACTCGCGAGCGATTACCTGATGCTATACATCGTCCCACCGGTGCTCGGCTACTTCCTGAAAAACGCGCTAACCCCCGGCGATTCGGGAGACGACGATCCCGAGAAGCTGGCACGGAAACTTGCGGCCAACCAGATCGATTATCTGATGGGGCTGATGGTCGTCGTTCGGGAATTCTCCGAAGCGGGCAAGACAATCGCCGGCGCGAACGACTTCGGACGCGACTATACCGGGCCAGCAGGACTGCGGCTCGTCACCGACGCGGGAACTGCAACGAAGCAGATCCACCAGGGCGAATTTGACGACGCGCTGCGCAAGGCGCTCGTCAACGTAGCGGGCAGCGCGCTGGGTCTGCCGAGCGCGCAAATCAACCGCACGATCACCGGCGTAAAGGCCCTCGCCGATGGTGAGACGAGCAACCCGCTTGCTCCGGTGTTCGGATTCCAGAAGAAGCGGTAAGGGTGCGCGTAGCAGGGATCCTTGGCGATAGCCTTCGAGCAATTACCAAGGAGTGCCTGCATGACGATCAGTTCAACGAGCCGCAAGGCTGGCCCCTTCTCCGGCAACGGTGTCACGGCGTCATTCCCCTTCACATTTAAAGTTTTTGCGGAAAGCGATGTCGTCGTCGTCAAGACGGATCCTGCGGGTATTGAATCAACACTAACAACGGGCTACACCGTCGCGCTTAACGTAGATCAAGACGCGACACCCGGCGGGGCAGTGACGCTTCCTGCACCGCTGGGAATCGGCTATCTGCTTACCGCTACGAGCGCTATCGAAGAACTGCAATCGCTTGATTTGACGAACCAAGGGGGTTTTTACCCAAAGGTACTGAACGCTGCGCTGGATCGCTTAACTATTCTCGTGCAGCAAGTCAAAGAGCAAGTTGGCCGCGCGGTTAAGGTAGGTATTTCAAGCAGCGCGACGCCTGATGAGCTTATCTCCGCTATATCATCAGCAGCGACTTTATCCACTGCGGCGGCTAGCACAGCGACTGCGGCGGCTAGTACCGCAGCTATTGCAGCATCGGACGCAGCGGATAGCGCCGCCGCGGCGGCAAGCAGCGCTGGGGCGATTACCCCGGTTGAGACTCAAACGCACGCTGCGGCCAGTAAAGCAACGCCGGTTGATGCCGACGAACTCCCTCTCGTTGATTCTGCTGCTTCAAACGTACTCAAGAAACTGACCTGGGCGAACATCAAAGCCACGCTCAAGACCTACTTTGACACGCTCTACAAGCCCATATCATATAGCGGCGGTATTTCCTTCTTTTCTGCATCGTGGTCAGCCGGCGTAGCTCTTGATTTCACTGGACTGCCATCCAGTGCGAAAGAATTTATTATAAGTTTTGCTGGTGTCTCAACTACAGGCACATCGAGCTGGCTTATTCAAATTGGGTCAGGATCAATATTGACCTCTGGGTATTTAGGCCATGTCAGTAGCGGAGGTGGTCTTGCTGCAAATACAAGCGGATTCCAAATCAATAATAATGTTGTTGCGGCAAACACGTATGGCGGGTCGGTAAAAATTGCGCTGACCGCTTCTAACGCCTACAGCGAAGATGGGGTAATTGCTGCTCAAGGAACGGCAAACTCGCTTGCTACATCTGGCGGTAACGTCACTCTCGCTGGTGTTCTTGACAGAATACGTATCACTTCAGTCGGCGGTTCAGATACCGGCGATGGTGGATCGATTAGCGTTCTTTGCTTGGGGTAATTATGAAACGAATTGAAGCGAACGTCACGACTGGCGAAATAACCATAATCGACTTGACGCCAGAAGAAATTGCGGAGATCGAATCACGTCCGTCAGAGAAAACACTGGCATCTGAACTGGCTGCTCTTGCCAAATCATTGAGCGCTGATATGGACGAACTGCGCTCTAGTTACCTCACTGCGATGATTTTTGATGGATCAACGGAGGCCGATACGCTGGCCGCCATCAAGCAAGAAATTGCCGATACCCAGGCGCAGTATCAGCAAGATGTGGCAGAAACCAAATTGCGCTATCAACCCGTTTGAAGGAGTAAAGCATGGACAGCAATCAAAAGGAAAGCGAAATCGTTGCGCAGCCAAACGCCGTGAAAAAACGTTGCCCGGTTGATGCCACGCTTCTGGTTCGGACTGTTGTCGACGGTATCGACGGCTGGCTCTGCCCGACGTGCGGCTACTTCTTGCCGGTGTGATATGAGCTACGAACATGCCTCAGTAATGTCCGAACTGTATAGCCGGCTGTCGTATTTCATATCCCTGATGCTTGGGTTATCGCTGAATGATTGGGCGATGCTGGTTGGCATTCTGACTGCTGCAGGCACGTTTATTGTGAATTGGTACTACAAGCGCCAGCATCTGAAATTAGCGCAGCACTCGAAATTTGCGCTTGGTGATGAATGTGAATAATGGAGGATGCTCATGTTTACAGCATTGATTTCATTTCTTGGCGGTAATGCCTTCCGCCTGATCTTTGGCGAGATCGCCTCCTACTTCAGCAAGAAGCAAGAAGCCGAGCTTGAAATAGCCCGGCTCAAGGTGCAAGGAGAACTTGATGCGGCCCAGCACGCCCGAAACCTTGAGGCTATTCGCGTGCAAGCCGAGCTCGGCGTCAAGACGATCCAGGTGCAAGCCGAGGCAGTTCTTGACAAAATCGAGACTGAAGCCTGGGCTGTGGCGGTTGCTGACGTTGGGAAAAAGACCGGGTACAAGATCCTCGACATCTGGAATGGTTCGATTCGCCCGTTACTGGCCACCATCGCTATCTTCATCGTGGTTTTCGAGTTCTGTAAAAATGGCTTCGCTATGAGCGATTGGGACCAGCAGCTTGT